CCAGCTCCAGCTCCAGCTCCAGCTCCAGCTCCAGCTCCAGCACCCGCGTCCACCACGTTTGCGAAACTAACACGTATGTATGTTCAGCCACCCGACGAAATGTTAACAAATATTCAAGCCATATTTGTTGTCCGCCCAAATATTCAAAATGATGTATATGAATTGTTTGTTCGTTCAGTGAGTCACACTGCGTGTGCGTCAGAGTCTCTGTCACTGGTCTTTCATAATTTCGCACATATTCCAAATTATAAAACCAGTGTTATGATGAATGGATATTTTCGAATGATTGACGAAAATACGCGATTGGATGCTTTGGAAGAAAGCGATGATGAGTCGGTATTTGAAAACACGGATGCCGACAAATATGTGTCATTGGACAAAGAATATCTAATGATATGTCGTTTCAATAAACGGTTCTGTCGCTGGGTTCCTATCCAAATGCTCTCATCTACAAAAACGAAAACGGTTCCACTCTCGAATGTGATTACCTCTCAACAAGTGAGACAACACGAAGTAAAATACATAAAGAGTTACCATAAACGGGTATAAACCGATGGTGTTGTATAGATATAGACGTCAAATAATGAACATACTCAAAGTGTGGAATAAACATATACCATATATTCGCCCTTGTTATTCGGTATCTCGGGCGTCGTCACCTGAACTCCTTACAGTTCTTCGCCAACACAATGTTCCGATGATTTGTCACAATTCGAAAGAGGCACGTCTTGTAAACCATAACGGTTTGACGGTGATGGATACGGTTGGTCGTGGTGTGCGAGGTGGTGGTGCCGGCGGCGGCGGCGGCGGAGGGCAGGAGCGTATTATACGGTCGATGAAGCAATTCGCGACCACGACCTCGACCTCGACCTCGACCCCAATATGGATTCATACAACCATTTCAAATGATGCGCTTGATGAGACACGCCGGATGTTTGAATACGTATGGGCGAACAAATATATTCTCAACGGTATTGTCTTTGATGTATCGAATTTCAGCAATCCAATAATATTACCGTCTATCTATAGTTATAAAATTGCGGTGGATTATGTATTTCGCAATATGATTCATCCATTTTATAAAGAATACAATATTTTCACACCGGCGATTATGATGGATGCGCGCGACCTTGTTACAAGTCCACACCACCTTTTTGAACTTCACGAACACGCGATGAGTCAGTGTAAGTATTTATGGGGAAAATCGGCATTTCGACCAAAGGTTCATTTACAGGTGGACCGGTTGTTTGATAGCAATCTAACAAATGAAGAGAACACCTTTCGAACGTAATATTATTATAGAGAGCTATATTATAGTTAAAATGCCCGAAGAACAATCATTGTCACAAGAGCCATTATCCGGAGGTGCTCGTCGTAAAATCCGGCTCGGTAACGAGCATATGAACCTTCAACCAGCTGCTCCCATTAGCGGTCAAAAAATAAAAAGAGTTAAACCGTTTAAGATTCGTGATAAAACGAAATATTTAGCGCGTTTACATTCATCACCTTGCCGTTCAAAGACGCAGAAAAAATGCAATAGTCGGAAACTGCGTGATAACTGCAAGTATGCTCGTGGAACCAAGCGTTCATTTTGCCGCAGGCGAACGAATAAGAAGTATTGAATACTCATTACAGAATAATATTATTGTATAGTAAGTAACATTATTACAATACAATAAAATGTATTTGCGTTCAAATCCACTTGCTGAACACAATTCAGGTATCGCTTTACCTAGTAAGGACGTCCTTCAAACTGCGGGTGCGACCGGAAATATGTATCAAGGTCAGGCCGGGCGCGCATTTGTTCAAGGCGGTGGCGGGATGAGTCAATATCATTCGTTTGACGGGGGAAATGTGAATAGTTCCTATGCGCGCGGGTCATATGCACCTGTAACGGTGGGATACAACTCGGTGACACAGTCTGGGGGGCGTGGTAGTAAGAGGCGTAAGAGTGGTGGTAGTGGTGGTGGTCGCAGTCGCCGGTGTAAGAAGTGTAGATGTGACATTGTCACTGGTGTGGGCGGTAAGTCGAGGTATAGGTCTAAGTCACGGTCCAGGACATTAAAGAAAAAAGTGAAACGGTGTCGTTGCCATCGCCACGCACGTGGTCGTCAATATGGCGGTAGCTTTGGTAATGCTGCGTATTCTGTTGCAGGTGCGGGAACTGAAGTTGGACCTTCTACGACTTATTTAGCCAATCCGGCTCCGATTACGGCATACAATAGTTGTTCTGCGTCGCCTTCATAAAGCGACGTCGTCTCCATCACTTCGCCAACGTAACGTTAGCCAACGTAACGTTGGCTAACGTAACGTTGGCTACGTTATTCCGGATCCGCGTTTCGCGTCACTCCACAACCTAGTCTATTCGGTTAATTCAAATAAGCATGTCCCATTCATCTTCGGAATCGTCGACTTCATTTTAGATTTAGCGCTTACTTCCGTCGTCACTGAGAGATTTCCCGTCTCTTCGTCGATTTCTATTATATCTGCGTCGGCAAGTGACGCCGCGGACGCCGCCTCCTTCGCTTTCGCCGGCTCATATTTCACCGTCCACTTATTCTTATAATACCCCTCCGTATCCGTCATTATAATACGGTATCTCTGTTTGATGTAGTAGGTCTGACGCTTCAACCACTGGCTGCGGAATACGTCTTGCGGGTCGATGATATCAATCACGAGAGGCGATGCGTGTTTTACGCGCAAGATGCGCCCCACCGACTGACACACATCTGTCTTCGGTGATGCCATAATAAGCGTTGTCAACGTCTTAATATCCAATCCTTCCGACGCCATCGCATATGTCGCAATGATGACCTTCTTGCTTTCACTCAATTTCAGTGCGGCCTCTTTCATTCCGCCCACATAATATCCCACCGACGCGATTTTCCGATGTTCTATCGCGTCGTGGAAATACTCTAGTAATGACCGATTATGCGCCAGTATCATCACTTGTTGGTCTGGGTTCGTCGCTAGCTCATTTTGTAGCACGTCCAGGACGAACTCACTCCGCCGATTGTAATTACACACTTTCGATATCATTGTGCTGAATTTAGGATTGCCGCGATAGTCGTATTCGGTTTCATTGAATTCCGGGTCATCTACCTTATACTGTATCCCTTTCACAATCACCGCGTGTGATGTTGTGTCGTTCTTCTCTTTATGAACCACGTCTCCCAAGAAATGTTTGAATACCTTTGTCAGTCCATCTTTGCGCACCATTGTGCCCGATAACCCAAGTGTATATTTCGTAACTACCTTCATCATACAGCGACAGAATACTTCGGCTGACATATGATGGCATTCGTCGTAGACAGAGAGACCAAATGTGTCGAACATATCTCTCGGATACTCCTTCATTGAAAGTGACTGGAGCATTCCGATGACGATGTCTTTGTCGTCGATGTCCACGATTTGCCCCTGTATCATTCCGACACGCGCTGCGGGCAAGAATTGCTGGATTCTCTCAATCCATTGATTCAAAAGGAAACTTTTATGGACAATGACGAGGGTTTTCATCCTGAGTCGGGATATAATATTGAGCGCCATAACGGTCTTCCCTTTGCCTGGGTCGACATCAAGTAGCCCGCCGCCCCCCATTCCCGCATTTTCGGGTCGGGTGACTTGATGAATATATTTATCAACGATGATATTCTGGTATTCGCGCATCTCGCCGGAGAAGACGAGAGAATCCGATACGGGCACACCGGGCGGAATTCGCGTTTCTTCCGGAATGCCGTATATTTTTGTTCCATAAAACCGCGGAATATATATCTTTTTAGAACACTCGCGGTAAATTGGGAATTTAGGGGGTTGAACCGGTGCTTTAGGCACATATGCGCCAACCGTAAGCTCATCTCTCAACATTTTCAAGTCATCTGCGTCCATACATTCTTTAAGAAGCGTATATCCGCGAGGGCCGTAGTAGGACGACACCGCGGCGGAGGCGGAAGCGGTCATTGTCGGTCGTATAGATTCAGAAAGAACACGCCGAGAGATTTCAATTCTAGCCGTATTAGTTTTAGAATATTACCAAGTAATATTATATCATATAATAGTAATAACCCTTTATTCAAGTTCAATTTACAATGGATACCTTCCGAACACTTATGCGTCAAGAAAAGCAGCACGAAATGGTGATTTTCGTGCTCTTGATTTTGTATATTGTGTTTACCCCTTCTGTCCCTCCCGCATTGGCTGCCTATGCCGAAAGCATCACCGGCCAAATTATTGTCGTCGTTCTTGCCATCACACTGTTCTTAAGCACCAACCCCGTCGTCGGTATTTTAGGATTCTTGGCAGCATACGAATTCATTCGCAGGTCTAGTCGCGCAACGGGCGTATACGGCATTGAGACCTTTTCACCCACCGAGGAGAAGAAGCAGAAAGTGATGACTGCGATGAATCCTGAACCCAAGAAGACACTTGAAGAGGAACTTGTGGATAAACTTGTCGTGATTTCTCCCAATGATGAGAGAAGTGGCATTACCGATGGGTTCTCGTTTCAACCGGTGCTGGGTAAGTTATACGGCGCTGTAGAGCCGGATTATGACGGGGTGATATAATGAAATGAAATGAAATGAAATGAAATGAAATGAATTTCGTGTATAATACAATCATTATAAACGAAATTTCGTCACATAATGAACGAGTTACTATCTCGCACATGTTCTGCCGCCACCGCCACTCTGCCCCATCACAACCCCGGATGAACTGACGCGATTGCCAATCCGGTTGAAGATGAAACGGAACATATAAAAAAGAATCGCCGCAATAAGTAATCCGACCAACGTGCCAATAAGTGTGCGAAAAATGTCGTGTTGCATAATAGCATCCCAACTCAACCCAAATTTACTTAAATCCAAATCCGCCATTCCTCCAACTTCGCCGGTATTTGCCGCTTGCTGATATAAGACCGTGCCATCCTCTCCCGTCGGATTACACTTGATGTAAATATCGCCTGCACCCTTCGCATTATTCGCGCCGCGCTTATTGTAATAATACATATTGCGCGGCATCACGTTTTCACTAATCGGCTCGGTTTTTGTGATGGCGGTGCTGCGAGATGAGTCAGTGAGACTTGCGAGAGAATCGCGAAATACGAGAATCGCGTCCTTTTTATGGTATACGATGTAATTGTATACACCAGTATGTTGTGGCAATAAATGCCTTCCAACATACGTGAAAAATCCCTCTTTCGGAATAAGGTTCCCTAAATTGAAGTTATTCACATCGGACACATACTTTCCTCCAGTGCTTGTGCGATTCGGGAGATTCTGGAGGATGGTATTCATTATATCGGAACTTTGTTTACCTGCGCCATTTCCTATGTTAATGGGAATTGATACAATCAGATTCCGCCCATCTGCGCTGGAGTGATACGCAAGGAGTTCAGCGTCAGCGAGTGCGTTGTCATAACGGTGGAGAGACGGCTGATAGATATGAATATGATCTACTTTGTAATCCACACCATTATAACGTGCTGGGTAAATTCCACCGCTTCCACTATCATAAGGGATACGTAAATGATTTCCTGTGTGGAATACATTACACGTGCTTGTGTTATACTGGTAGGAGAAGTTACAAGTAGATGAACACCCACGGTCTTCTTTTCGCATAATATCTGACGTTAGATTTACGGGTGCATCACGATTTGCAGATTTTCCTCTAGATGACATATTATGAATTCTCTTATATTTATTATATATAATTTATGTATGAAATCGTATGAAACTAACACGAAACAGGATACGAAAAATACGAAAACAACAACATCAGAGTGTGCGAAAATGGAAAAAGGCGCGAAAATCAGCGCAGAGGAGGCAACGGCATACATTTAGACGAACTCGCGAAGACGAAGATAGAGTCGTAACGGGTTCTCGCACTACGTTATATCCGGCGAAACTAGGGAATGTATTGAATAAAACGCTGAAAAAGTATATTCCGGCTGATGTGTTGACCTACTTAAAAGAAAAGTATGACAATATGAGACGATTGCGAAGAAGACAACGGAGGAAGAATAAAATGATGATGGGTGGTGCTGATGCGACGCAGACGCCGACGTCAAACCCTGTCGTTGCATCAGACGCAAAACCAGCGGCGGAACCAGTGAAACCGACTGATTCTGCTTCAAAGACTTCGCCTGATTCGACCAAGCCCGCCGCCACCACTCCCCCCAGGACATCACCAAAGGGTTTGAATTTACCCGATATTCCCGGTGATATTCCCATTCGTAAAGTCGAATACGAACTTAAAGACGAAAAGGAAACATATCACTTATTGGAATTTTTAGTGAATAGCGGGCTTCCATATTACATACAAATTGATATGAAATCCGGTGATAAAAAATTCACAAAACGTGATAGTGATATTTTCGACCTTATTCGTATTTTATACGGTAAATTCGCCCCAATAAAAGAACTCGAAAGCGGTGGTAAAATTCCAGAAGAAAAACGCACGATGTATTTCACCGCACCCAATCAAGTCGGAATCGCTGATGGTGAT